GACGTTACTCAAGAGCAATTAGCTCTATGGGAAGGTGGCATGAAAATTCAAGATGCTATGCCAAGCATAGGTTCTGATGAACGAGAGTTCATTATGACAGGAATTACTCCTCAAGAGTGGGATAATGCAATGGGCATTGACGAAGAAGAAGAAGAAGATGATGGTCAACCTTCTGAGCAACAAGAATGGGAGGACTATGAGGGTCAAGACCCTTGTACTGAGCAATGGTAACAGTCCGATGTCGGACACTTAACTTTAACAATTTAATCGGAGATTAATATGAGATTCAATTACGGATATCAAGACTTACCTAATGACATTATTGCTAAGACTAGTAACTATGTACTAGAGAAAGTGACTAACCTCAAAGAGGGTAGTTGTATTATGACTAGCATAGCTAGTAATGAGGTCATATCAAGCTATGTGAGCCATGAAGATGGCTTAAAAGCTATGGCTTATAGGGAGTACAAGGACAAGCTAAACTATATACAAGAGTATATAAATATTAATGAGACAATTAGGAGATACTAAAATGTCTAAAGAACATTGGGTAGAAAGTCAAGATGAAGATAAGGTTCAAACTCTTATTGAAGAAGGCTTGACTGAAGAAGAAGCAATTAAAATTGTGAAAGAAGATAGCATACATGCTACTAATGATTAGTAATATAATAATAAGTATACTTGAATTTATGAAAGTATACTTATTATATATATAACTTAAACAGTCCAACGTTGGACACTTAATGGAGAATTACTATGGCTAATGGTTACATTCTATTTGAAGGCAAGTCAGAGATTGATGGTCAAGATATTGTTGTTATAGCAACAGGCTTTGAGAAAGGTTCTGCTAATAGCAAGACAGGTAGCATGATACAAACATGGATACTCTGCAAGGACATAGACCCACGAGAAGCTAATAAGCTTGGCTTGGACTATTCTATTTGTGGAGACTGTAAGCTTAGAGGAACTGCTGTTGATGCTTCTTCCGATAGGAAGTTAGCTAAAGACAGAGCTTGCTATGTTGCTATCTATCAAGCTCCCTTGAATGTTTGGAAAACATACAAGAAGGGTGGCTATACAAGAGTCAGAGGACATAAAGATGTAGCTGAACTTGGACTTGATGAGACTATAAGACTAGGTTCTTATGGAGACCCATCAGCAGTACCTTCTTATGTTTGGGATTCCCTATTGGCAAAGTCAAAAGGTAGGACAGGTTACACTCATCAGACAGTCAATCAAAGATATGACTTGTGTATGAAGAGTGCTGACTCATTAGATGAAGCACTTGATGCTTGGAGCAATGGCATTAGAACCTTCAGAGTTATAGACTCTGTTAGTGCTATGGTAAAGGGCAAAGAGATACTATGTCCTGCATCAGAAGAAGCAGGAAGACGTACCACCTGTGATAGCTGTAAGCTATGTAGTGGCTCAGATATTGTAGCAAAGAGTGTTGCTATTGTAGCTCATGGGAATGGTGCTAAGTACATATAATAATATATAATATATATAATACTTGAATGTTTTATGAAAGTATTATATGTATTATTATAATGGAGTTTGCCATGAAGAAGTTTAAAGTTATTAACCCAATAGCGATAACCCTTAAGGGTATTCGTAAACAAATTGTATCCCCTAAGAAGGGCAAGGGTACATATAATCGTAAGAAGGAGAAGAACATTGCGAAAGATTAAACAAGAAACATTTGAGAAGATATCTGTTAAGAAAACTATCAAGACTGTAAAGCGTGATGATTGGAAGCGAGACAGACAAGCTCAAAGAAAAGTAAAACTTAATATACAAGAAAAGAATTTTGCATAAGCAAAGTAACAGTCCAACGTTGGACACTAACTCAACAAACTAAAGGAGAATACTATGAGTAATAAGACATTTAACGTTTCATATTGGAAGCAATCTACAGGTAAGACAGGTCAATGCTTAAGTGAAAGAGGTCAGAAAATATATGACACTCTAACACCTATCTATGAGGAAGTGGTAGGCTTACCACTATCTAAGATGAAGGTATACTCTATGGCTTTGGATATGTCTAGGCAAGGTAGGAAAGACGAAGGGTTCTATATGCAGAATACTGCGACTACTGCCTTCATGGTCTTAGTACAAGACTTGACTTCAGCATGTAGAGCAATACGAAAAGGCAAAGAGCCTAAGAGTATTAGCTATGGTACGTTTACAGTCAGTACGTTAAAGAACGTAGCTAAGTCTAAGCTAGGTAGAAAAAGGAAGGTGGCATAATGACTATACCTTATTGGCAAGTAGGTATCAAGATAGGTTCAGAGAGTGGGCAAGTTAATGTCCACTCTAATGCCCTTGAAGATGCATCATTTGAACATGCTATTGAACATGCAATAGAGACTGCTAGAGCAGTTCACCCAACAGAGAGAATAGAATTTTTATATGTAAAGGAGTACAACTAATGAAGGCATTACTAATTAATCCAATAGATAAAACTATTGAGGAAGTGGAGTTTGATGGAGACTACAAACAGATATATAAGTATATAGATGCTAGTCCATTCGGTGTCGTAGACATTCCTAATGATGACACTATCTATATAGATGACGAGGGATTGTTTAAGGATAAGCAACACTTCTTTATTCATAAAGATGTACCTACTCCGTTAGGTGGTAAGGCATTAGTTCTAGGTGCTGACCACGATAGTGGAGATAGTACTTCAGTTCATGCCACTCGTAAGGAGTTGAAGCATAGGATTACTTTCATAGGAGAGCAGAAGGTAGACCATAGTAAGCTTGGCTTTACTATTAAGGCATGGGAAGATGCCTAACAACAACGATTTAAAAACAATGGTTGCATCTATAGTAGTCGTAGGATTACTATGGTATGTACTAACAATGGGAGTTTAATATGGATTGGATACTAGTAGTATTGTTCATGTCTAATGATAAGACATTGCATCAGTCTGTTGCAGAACGTATGCCCTTTGCAACAGGCATAGAATGTAGAGAACATTACGTATCAAATAAAAAAAATATTGACAGGAGTATTTCTGTCAGTATACTAAGGTACTTACCTCAAGGCATGGGATACAACATAGAGTGGGTTGATTGTATGCAATGGGATAAACCTAAACTTAACAGTCCAACGTTGGACACTTCAGAGGAGAAGAAGTAATGGCTATCACTAGAGTACATGTAAACCAACATGTGATACGAGCTAATGCTAAGAATGGAGAGAACAATCCTATCTTTACAATTAAATCTAAGGGCAAGAATACTTATGCTCATAGGGTTAAGGTAGTAGGAGAGATGGAGCTAGTATATTCTCCACATAAACCTCTATCATGTGGTGCAAAAGTATGGATAGAAACCAAAGGTAAAATAGAAATAGGAGAAGTAGCATGAGTGTATACATAAGTAACATCATAGATGACGAGGACACCATTACTTGTGGTGTTTGTTTAAAGAGTTTTAACACAGATGAAATAACTACAGATGATTATTATTTTGCTTGGGATAATGTAGTACATACAGATTCTTGTAGTGAATGTTCAACCCAAGTATTAGTTAGGAGATAACACAATGAATGTATTAAGTTGTTTTGATGGGTTAAGTTGTGGTCAACTAGCCTTAGATAAGGCAGGTATAAAGATACATAAGTACTATGCTTCAGAGATAGACAAGTACTCTATCAAGGTTACACAAGCTAACTTCCCTAACACAATACAATTAGGGGATATATCTAAGGTTGATGCTAGTAGTTTCAATGGAGATACCATAGATATTCTGATGGGGGGGTCACCTTGTCAGGGATTTTCATTTGCAGGAAAACAGTTAAACTTTGATGACCCTAGGTCTAAGTTATTCTTTCAGTTCATGCGACTACTAGATGAGTTGAAGCCTAAGTATGTACTGCTAGAGAATGTTCGTATGGCAAAACGTTCACAAGATATGATATCCTCACGTATAGGATTCCAACCACAAGCACTAAACTCTAGCAAAGCATCAGCACAAAACAGATACAGACTGTATTGGTTTGGTAAACGTGTAGAACGTGAAGGTGGTAAGTATGGATATGATGCTATACCTATTGAGGAGATGCGAGATAAGAAGATTGTTATGCAAGACATCTTAGAAGATGGGTATGCTACAGATGTAATGACTAATGCTCAAGGTAAGTCTCATTGTGTTACTGCTAGGTACAATGGTGCAGTATGGTGGAATAGTATTGAACGTAAGCAGAGGACTATGGTACTCAAAGAGAACCCTACTGTGTCTAAAGATGGATTGATTAGGGTTGGTACTGCTGACCTTAAAGGACACGACAGTATCAAGAGAGTGTATGCTCAAGAAGGTAAAGCACCTACCCTTACTACCATGCAGGGTGGACACAGAGAACCAAAGGTTGCTATAGGTAGGATTGTCAATCGTAGACTAGACGAGAATGGTACTAGGAAAGATGACCAACTAGACTTACCATTCACTAGGCAACTAGAGATACGAGAAGATGAGAAGTCTAACTGTCTTACGACTGTGCAGAAAGACAACGTAGTAGTCAGTAAGGATATGTGGAGAAAGCTGACACCACTAGAGTGTGAGAGATTGCAGACTATACCTGACAACTACACTAATCATGTGTCCAATAGTCAGAGATACAAGATGATTGGTAATGGGTGGACAGTTGATGTCGTTGCTCATATACTACGAGGTATCTTATATGATGCTGATGAGCAAGACAGAAAGTATAGTGAGCAAGTTGTTAAAGATTATAATGAAATGTATAATACAAAGGAGAGAGTGTAATGGAAGAACAGTTAGACAATAGCTTAGATGCTTTTCTTGAAGAGGTAATTAGCATGAGAAGTTATAATAAAAAAGAGTATTCTTGTGGTAGTCTTGAGGGTGCTTTTAGAGAAGTCGTAGCAAATTGGAATGGAGATGGTGGAAGTCCAATAAGAAACTTACCAAAGGAGATAGTGTAATGAAACACATGGCATACATGAAGAAGAGACAAGATGAAGAGGACATGGTCAATAGTCCTAAACACTACAATGAATCAGGTATTGAGTGTATAGATGCTCTACAAGCTATGTTAGGTAGTGGCTTTGATGCTTACTTACAAGGTAACATTGCTAAGTACTTATGGAGATACAAGT